CAGCAAAATAATCTAAAGCAAGTCTGTGGATATCCACAGATACTACTTCAGTATATCACTTCTCGTCCTCCCCCCTTGTTGAGGCCGCTCTTCAGCCAGCGACTATGCCAAGGGGTTACCAGGCCTTGTTGACAGCGAGGGTCCCGCAATGGTCGCGGGCCACCCTTGTAATCAGCAGGCCTACATCAGGCTGTCCCCCAATTTTGGGGATTACCCTTGCTTATGCCAAGGGATAACTATGCCCTGTTGGGCAAAAAATAAAAGGAGAAACCTACTATGACCCCTTCATTTGCAACTCATAAAATCGTTGATGGAAGGTGGGTGCCTAAGAACCCATCAGCCATCACAACACCTACCCCAACACCCACCACCGATGCCAAGGGGCTACTATGCCCCGACGGCATCAGCCGTAAGCAGCTGCTCCGAGATATCGAGGTCGCAGCCGGACAGGCCCTAGTAAGAGGATATCCCACCACTAGGGTGGCGGCCGCCCGCAAGGGTCGATTGGGTAACAAGGAGGATAATAGAAATGAGTTGTACCAGCTCTTGCTCTGGTACAAGGGGGGATTCTGAGGTTTACTCAGCCCTCCCACCACCCTCAGCCCTACCACTACTGCTATCGCTACCGCTCCCCGAGGGTTTCCATCACCTCGGGGAACCCCCGATTTTGGGGATTGTCCGCCGTTTCATAGGCGGAATATAACTTAAGCTCCCTTGAATATCAAGGGGGTATTATAACTAGGAGAACCCTAACCTATGAATAACACAGCTACCACCGCTACCACCACCGCTACCACCACCGCTACCACCCCCGACAACGCATCAGTTCCTGATGTAACACTTGTCATCACCACCGCTACCACTGCATCAGGGACTGATGTACCATCACCGATGATGGCGAGTGATGATAAGGTATTACACGCACCGGCCACCACACCGGTGAGATGGCTGAGAACTATCAGCCAGAAGATGGGGGTATCCTTAAGTATATCCCAAGACCAGGCTGATGTATTAGCGGCGGATACTTTATCCCTGGGCTATGAGGCCCTGCTCAATAGGACGTGCTTCAGCGAAGAAGAACGTCTGCTTAAAGCCCTAGGGGCCATCACCCCCGAGGAACAGGAGCTCCTCAAGAAGACACTAAGCCTAGAGTTTGGGTGTCGTATCAGAAACACCCCGACGTTTCAATGCATAAAAATTAAGTACTTCCTGAACGTGTGCTCCTGGCTTCAGGACCGTGAACCTAAGGGGATATCCCTGCAGGATATCCTTAATAAGATAGGCCTCAGTTCCCTATATCAGGAGATAGGCCTCGGTTTGTTCGAGGATACCTTCTCCGACAGGTATCAGCCCTGGGACTGGGACTCAGTTGAGTTCCATCGCATCAACGGCAAAGGCCGTGGCGAGGATATTACTGAGGTCTACACAAACGTAGACCTATATGATAGTAAGTATACAGACACTTACCCCAGTCCCTGGGGCTCCTGTATGAGATACAACGAGTGGTCATACAACGGCTACTCGATAGGCACAGATCAATGTGACTACAGCCACCCCGTGGTGGCATATGCCACGAAGGATATTGACCTTGCGTGGGTCACTGACAAATCAACGGGTAAAACACTGGCCCGTTGCCTTATAAACAACCGCACACGCACGGTGTCCCGTGTGTATGCCGTAGGTCTTAACCTTGCAACCTACGACTACCAAAAGAGGTCTCAGAAAGAACTCAAGGACAAACTCATTGAGTTCGTAGGTCTGCCTGTAGATGAGCGTACCGGGCTGATGAACTGCAGGTTTTCACCCCAGTTCATCGATGAGGACACCATAGTAGCACCATACATCGACGGTAGCTACTACGTCTATGATAATGACACTGGCATCATAGGTGACACAGGGGAGTTCACCTGCACGGAGCACAACCCACCAGTAGTATGCCGTGATGGCAAGAAGTACATATGTGACCAATGCGGTAACAGATGTGATGATGACGATGTGTACTTTGATGGGGAATGGTGGTGCAGACATTGTGTTGATGAGTACCTAAGCTACTGTGTTAGCTGCGACACGTATAACTACACTGCCGACAGTACCTATTGTGCTGAAACAGGTGAGTGGTACTGCGACAGCTGTGCCGAGAGGCACCTAACCCGCTGTGACCACTGTGATGACCTGTTCCCTAACGACAGTGTAACCTTCTGTTCATCGGACGGTAACGACTACTGTGTCTCCTGTATGGAAGATAGAGATATATGCCGATGTGACAGTTGCGGTGAGTACTACTTTGCCGATGAACTGAACGAGGATATGTGCTGCTGTCACTGTGCCCCAGAGGCTGTTGATAATGAAAGTGAGGATACCAATGAGTAATCTTAAGGTTAAACCAAAGAACGTGAACCTGGGTCGACTGGCTCAACTCCTCCTACACCCCCGTGGTGAACCTATCTCCACAAAGGCCTTTATGAAGACGTGGTTCAGTGAGTATACCTGCCTGGCCCCCACTGTGGATGAGTATGGCAACTTCGTCTTGGTGGTGGGGGACAACCCCCGTCCTACTACGATGTTCACTGCCCACTATGATACAGTGGACAACTCTAAGGCCTTAGCCACACCACTGAACAAGAAGCTACTGGCCTGGGTGGACAAAGGCGTGATAGGGCTACACCCAAAGGCCACACAGGCTGCTGGTGTTAAGTGCCTGGGTGCCGATGATGGTGCCGGGTGTGAAGTCCTGGTTTGTATGGCTGAGGCAGGTGTGCCCGGGCTGTACATATGGTTTGCCGATGAGGAGAAGGGAACCATTGGTTCAACCGGCTACCTGTATGACAACATTGATGTTGTAGACCACCTGAACACGGTGGTGTCCTTCGACAGGCGTGGCACCACTGATATAGTTACCACTCAGATAGGCCTTGAGTGCTGCTCTAATGAGTTCGTCAATAGTATAAAGAATGGGTGGCTTACGAACCACACTGCGGCTCGCGGTAGCTACACTGACAGTGCTACCTTTATGGACAAGGTCAGTGAGTGTACCAACATCAGTGTAGGATATGCCCTTGAGCACACCGCCACTGAAACCCTGAACATACCATACCTAGACTGGCTGGTGGGGGTAGCTCTGACTATAACTTGGGACACCCTGCCCACAAAAAGACAACCCTCACAGTGCCGCACCTATGGTGCATATGACTTGGGGCATGGGTATGGGCACAGTTACACAGGTAGAATGTTTGGTGATGATACCAATGATACCACCCTCACTGACCTGGTGTATGATAACCCAGAGGAGATCATAGAGTTCATAAAGTACTTGGGACTAGAGGAGGAACTCAAGTCCTACATAAAACAAATCAAGGAGGTAGAGTATTACGACACATTCTAACACCTGTCCTAAGTGCGGGTGGTCTACCCAAGAACCCTCGCACTGTGAACGCTGTGGTTACCCACACTCTTATGAGGAAGCCACAGCCACTAGCAGTAACCACCCCTCGTCGTTGTGGTGCATCCATTGTGGTGCACTACTGATAACAGTAGACCCACCCTTATGTGGGTGGTGCTACGGCAAAAAACCAAAGGAGAACCCTGACCTATGCAAACCAATACCACTACCACTGACAACGAACAAGTCCGCTTGCGATACCCCGACCTCGACGTGCCGACCATCATCCTCCCGAAAGAAAAAGAAATAAAGTTCCAACTGGAACCTTTCGGTATCCTACGTACCGGCGGTAAGTTCTTACCCATATGTATTGAAACAGTCTATGACAAACTGCTTATTAGTTACTATATGAACCTGCTATCAGCTTACTATGTAGGAGACCTGAATGATGCCCTCAACAGGTTACCCGCTAATACATTCACCAGCAGTGCACTTAGCATTAGGAAGGTGTTAGCTAGCCTGGCAGAGGAGCAACTACCAGACGCGTGGATATATCTGTGCAGTGCTGATATGAAACACAAGGGCATAGTTATGGGCGAGGAGCTCATCTATATGCCCCTCAATGAGTACGTGATGGTATCTACTATGGAGCTGTTCATTAGGGACAGCAATAACCCCACCTGGCAGAACATTAGGGTGCGGTACCACAGAAACCTGTATGACCTTATCCACAACAGGCCTAAGGTATCCCTCAGTATGCAAGGGTTCATGCGGAGGTTCTTCAACAGAGAGGTTACTGACGAGGAACTTAAAGACATCTATGAGATGTTCATAGTGCCTGATCTGGAGCGTAACAACTTGGACCTGGACAGCCTTGAGTTCCATTACATACAAGGTGATGAGCCCAATGCCGCCGATGTAATAACCAAAGCATACACCAACGTGGACAGAAGTTGTGATACTTGGGATGATTACTACCCAAGTCCAATCGGTAGCTGTATGAAGCGCACCGAATGGTATGCTGATTACGATATCAACGATCATTTTTACATAGGCACAACAGATCAATGTGACTACAGCCACCCCGTGGTGGCCTACGCCACAAAAGACATCGGATTCGCCTGGCTTACGGATAGCAATGGCCTCACTGTGGCACGAACACTGGTGAATCTAACTGCCAGTGATGAGAACTACGCAGGTCTACCCACAGCTGTCAGGGTGTATGCCTGTTGCTTGTCTAGTGACCCCGATGAGACCACACGAAAGGAACATTGGGACGAAATAGCTGAGCACCTGATAATGAAACTGGAAGCCCACCTTGGGCACCCTGTATCAGTGGATGAGGACAGAGGCCTACTGGATTGCACAGTGAAACCTCAGTCTGTGGAAAAGGACCTATGGGTAGTACCTTATATTGATGGTGACCATAAGAGTGTAGACCTCGACACCTTCAGGGTAGTCAGTTGTGTATATGAGACAACCTATGGACGAACCTTAAAGTGCGAGGGGCACAACCCACCGGTAGCTCAAGAAATCTTGGGCAGTCTATGCAGACAATGCAGAGAACCGCTGTATCACGGCGAGAGGTTAGTCCGAGTGGCTGAGGGTGTGTGGATGTGTCCAAGGTGTGCTGCCGAGAGGCACGAGGCAAAAGCTTAGCTCAGTCCTAAGGGAGAACCTAAGGAATTACCCTTAGGTTTTATCCCTTAAGATAATATAAACCTTAAGGAGAAACCTATGGACTTAAGAGAACTTCAGATAACTAGGGAGACTCAAGGTCTTTCAGACAGTGCTACAGCATACAAGGATAACTTCCTCAATATGTCACTCAGTAACACTGGCATAGGCTCATTCATCATAGGTAAAGCTATGAAGTCTATGGAACAATCCATAAAGGACTACCAGGAGGGAGTCCAAAGATGGAACTGTGATACCTTATGGGTGGTGCACAAGACCCTACCTGTCCTAGATCTAGCCACAGTAACCCTAAAGTTTATGCTTGATAAAGTGTTCAGTGGCCACGGTGGCTTTCGTAAGTCATCATCAACGTCCAACTGTGTTAGCTCATTGTCTATACAGTTGGGTAGTACCGTCCTCAGTCACTTCAACTGGTATGTCTTTAGGTCTAAGAACCTAAGGATGGTAAAGCATATGGAGGCTTTCCTTAAGGGTAAGTCCTTCTTGTATCGCTCAAGGACTATTAAGTGGTACAAGAAGTTACTGAACCACCAGGAACTCAAGATCCCCACCAGGGATAAGGCAGCCTTAGGTTACCCCTTACTTAAGGCAGCCATTGAAACCACAGGTATGTTTGAGGTGGTCGAGCGTAGTCTTGGCACACGTAAGGCCTCTATAGTAGTACCTAGTGCTGACGTAGTGAACAACATTATGAACTCACTGGACAGACTGAGTATGATGCACCCAGTGTTTCAGCCAATGATAGTGCCACCGGAGCCTTGGACTTCATACAACAACGGTGGATATATCACACTGGATGCAGCCATAGTGACCCACCAGAGGGACACAGCTGTACAACTAGAGAACGAAGGTTGCCTAAGTTCTCGCTGTGATGTGCTCAATCGCATACAATCAGTGCCTTGGGAAGTGAACAAGAAGGTGCTGGAGGTAGCAACCTGGGCTTACTACCACAACCACAAGATAACACCGGTGTGTGATATAGGTGTGGCCATACCACCTAGGCCGTGGACTTCCAACACGGATTACCTATGGCTCAAAGAGAATAAGCCACAGGTAGTGGCTGAGTGGAAACAACAAGCGGCTGTGGTTATGAATAAGTTCTATGGGAATAGAACCATAGGACAACGCTTGTCATTCCTGAGGTGCCTCAGTCTAGCTAAGGATTACTCACAATTTGAGGCCATATGGTTCCCTTGGCGTATGGATTATCGAGGCAGGTTCTACCCTATGCCTCACACACTGAGTCCTCAAGGCGATGACCTAAGCCGTTCGCTTCTGATGTTCCACGATAGAACACCGTTGACACCTGCCAACCCTGATGGCTGGCGTTGGTTCTTAATCCAAGGTGCCAACCTAATGGGGAACGACAAGGTTACCTTCGACGAGCGTGTGTCCTACATCCGCAAGTATCATCACGAGATATGTGCATCGGCCAAAGACCCACACAACAATGAGTGGTGGACCGAGGCTGATAAGCCGTGGTGTATGCTGGCGTGGTGCTTTGAGTATGAGGCTATAGTCAGTGGCAGGCAGGATTACACTCAGCTACCCGTGAATATGGATGGTAGGTGCAATGGACTACAGCATCTATCAGCAGCCATAAGGGATGAAATCACCGGTGCATTGGTAGGCCTGGTGCCTGCTGATAAGCCTAGTGATATATACACCTACGTTCTTAACAATGTCATAAAGGAAATACCAGAGGACTCCTACTGGTACGGCAAGGTTGATAGAGCGTTGGTCAAGCGTAACGTAATGACCACACCTTATAATGTAACACGTGATGGTATGAGGTCCCAGCTCGAGGCCGAGCTATTAAGCCGTAGTACTAACAACACTTTATCCACAGAGGATAAGCACCATATTCTCGAGCTACGTGATTACAACTATAAGACCATAACGTCCTGCCTTGGCAAGACTATGGAACTTATGCAGTGGTATAACGTGGTGGCTGGCTTGTATATGAAGCGTGGCCTAAGGATAACCTGGTTACTACCTGATAACTTCAAGGTCATCCAAGACCTGCCACAGACTAAGACCAAACAGGTAGCACTCGAGTTCCGCAGTGTCTTTATAAACTACCGTGAGAAAACAGACAGGCAAGAAATCGCAAGGAACAAGAGTGCCTTTAGTCCTAACCTAACTCACTCGATGGATGCAACCCATATGGCAATGTGGGTTCGTCAGCTTCCGGATGCAGTGCCATTCACTGTTATCCACGATAGCTACGGTGTACCAAGCCCTTACGTCAGTTCTATAAGGAGGACCATAACACAAACTTTTGTTGAGCTTTATGAGTCTTTTGATATAATCGAGGCAATCCAACAGGATTACCTAAGATTAACCGGTGAGGAATTACCCCCACCGCCTACTCGTGGGAGTCTTGACCTCAAGGCTACCCTCAATTCGGACTATGCTTTCGCATAAAGGAGAACCCAAATGGATCTAAATGCAATACGTATGACACCTATCGTAACCCTCAAGTACTTGTATCTGCACAAGCCTGATGAAAAGTATGACCCCAAGTACCAGGTAACATTGGTATTCGATGGCAACAATAAAGCCCACAAGGCCTATATGGATAATCTTAATGAAGCCAACACTGAAGCTGGTCAGGAACTACTCAAGGAAATAACCAAGGGTAGAAACGCATATAGAATTAAAGAACTCTTTAGGCCCGAGGAAGATGATGATGGTAACCTCACCGGATGCTACCTGCTCAAGGCTACCACTAAGAAAAAGCCTGTGGTTGTTGATGGCCAAGGCCAAGTGATACCTGATAGTATTCTTTCCAAGATAGGCTATGGCTCCGAAGGTCGAGCCATCCTGTACATTAAGCCCTCAACAGTATCCACTCAGAGGACCGTGGGCTTGACCATATATCTCAGTAAGGTGCAGGTCACTAAGTTCCTTGAAAGACCCGAAGGCTCCAGTGGCTTTGGTGCTGTTGAAGGTGGCTTCAATGCAGCTGACGTGGCTCCTCAGAATATAGTTGGGCAGGACTGTGATGTAGATGAGGTGAACTTCTAATGACAAAACCACGGAAATCGGCCCGCCGTTCTGGTGACAAGCGTTCCACCTTTGAGGATACCCTTGCTACCAATATGAAACTCAGTGGATTACCTTTTGAGTATGAACCGGCTGACTGCCACCTTGGATATATGCTGGCCTACATACCAGATTTTCGTCTGCCTAATGGTATTATTGTGGAGGCTAAGGGCTTCTTTGATGCTACCGACAGGACTAAGATGATACGGGTGAGGCAGGCTAACCCCTCGGCTGACATCCGTTTTGTATTTATGAAGGACAACAAGCTATACAGTGGTAGCGAGAGCCGATACTCAGACTGGTGCAAGAGGTATGGCTTCAAGTACCACATCGGAACCCAGGTGCCACCTGAGTGGTGGCAGGAGGAACCAAAGATATGAGTCCCCACGTTAACAAAAGTTATAAACTTAAAGGAGAAACCAACTAATGCCTACCTATACTTACAGATGTACTAACCCTGACTGTCTACACGAATCCGACCACTTCCACGGTATCAACGAAGGCGGTGCCGTCCACTGCACCAAGTGTAACTACCCAATGAAAAAGCTTTTGAGTCCTACTGACTTTGTGTTCAAGCAGAAGCGTGGGACTATGGGTGTGACAACTCACGGCAAACCCGGTAAAGAGTCCCGGTGGGATGATATATCCTAAGCAATAAAGAAAAGGAGAACCCTATATGCTAACACACCAGCCCTGCCCTGACTGTGGATCCAGTGATGCCCTCACGGATTACGGAGACCACACCTACTGCTTCTCTTGTGGCAAGCACAGTGGTTCCCACGTAAGTGGGGCCACTGGAACATTAGTGGCGCTAGGGGAACTACGTATGGTTCCCCTTCCGAACCGTAGAATATCAGTGGACACCTGCCGTAAGTATGCTTATGGCACTTATGATAAGCAACAGGTGGCCTGTTACTTCGACAACCAAGGCCTCCTTGTCTATCAAAAGACACGGGATGCCAGTAAGAACTTCAAGGTCCTCAAGGCTCAGGATACCACAGTTAACCTAAAGCAACTGCTGTTCGGCAGGCATCTGTGGAGTGACCACGGCGGTCGTGCCTTAGTGATAACCGAGGGTGAGATAGACTGCTTATCAGCTTATGAAGCCCTCGGTCCACTAGGCGTACACGTTGTAAGTGTACCTTGTGGTGCACAGGCTGCGGCTGATAGCGTACGCCTTAACCTGGATTGGATTGATAGGTATCAGGCTATCTATCTAGCGTTCGATATGGACGATGCAGGCAGAGCTGCGGAGCAGGAGGTCTGCAAGATACTGTCTTCTCAGAAGGTGCACTTCATGAATATACCTGTGGGTAACAAGGATGTTAATGAACTCTTGGTTACACAAGGTTCTGAGGGTGTTCGCACTGCCTACCACGAGGCACGACAGTGGAAACCCAAAGGCATACTAAGTTCTGATGACTTCCTTAGGGTGGCAGTTGAGTCCACTCAGCGTGGACTTGATTGGCCGTGGCCTACCCTTAACACCACCACATATGGTATCAACCCAGGTCTTATCCTAGTGGCTGCTGGTTCAGGCGTTGGTAAGACAACCTGGTTCAAACAGGTGGAAGCCCATTGCTATCAGCAGGGTTGGCGTATAGGTGTGATACATCTTGAGGAGTCAGCCCGTGGCACAATCAATGGACTACTCACGCTACTCACAGGCGTGCCCTACCATACCCCAGACTCTGATGTGTCTGATGAAGATCGCATAGCTTCAGTGAAACGACTGATAGATGATGGCCGGCTGGTACTTTTTGATAAGCAGGTGGGCTTCGATGAGGATATAATCCTAAGCACCATCCGCTATATGGTCAGTGGGTTACAGTGCAACGTGGTGTTCCTAGACCACCTCACAGCTATCACCGACCAGTATGACAAGGATGTAAACCAGAAGACACGCAACCTAGTGGTCAAACTAGGGAAGCTGGTGACTAGTCTTGAGTTCCCGTTGTTCTGCGTAAGTCACCTAAGGAAATCAGATGGCAAGCCACACGAGGAAGGTGGTAGGGTGCATCTGGATGACCTACTGGGTGCAGGTGCTATCAAGCAGTGGGCTGAACACGTGTTCGCCCTAGAGCGTGACAACCAAAATGAGGATGTCGAGTTGCGTAATCAGCCCTATCTCAGGGACCTTAAGAACAGACCGCTTGGTGAATACACAGGAACCACCATACCCCTGCGTTATGATCCAAAGACATTTACATTGAAGGAGGTCACAGCTAATGATTATTCTGAGCGACAAAAACAACGGGAACAACGTGAAACCCCTGCTGATTTTTGATATAGAAACTGATGGTCTACTCCATAGCCTCACCAAGGTGCATTGCCTTAGCATCTATGATGAGGCTACCGGTGAACACATAGGATACCCTCCTGAACGTGTGTTGGAGGGTATCTACCGTATCTATGACTCAAGGACTACACATACCGTGTGTGGTCATAACATAATAGCCTTTGACCTGCCGGCATTGGCTAAGCTATACCCTTGGTTTAAGCAGGATGCCTTCAGCACATTACTTGATACTAGGGTATGGTCACAGTTGGTAGTAGCTGATGTGTGGGCATTGTCACAACGTATACCTAAGTGGCGATACAACTGCCCACCTAACCTAGCCACAAGTCACTCACTCAAGGCTTGGGGCTACAGGCTTGGGATTCTCAAAGGTACTACACCTGATGAGAGTTGGCAAACCTATAGTCCTGAGATGCTCGACTACTGTATGCAGGACGTAGTAGTAACTAGAGCCTTGGTAAAGGAACTAATGAAGTGGACCACCAGTGACTCTGCTGTTGAGCTTGAGATGGAGGTCGCCCGTATACTGAGGCAACAGGAGGAAAACGGGGTGTGCTTCAATGTCAAGGCCGCTGAACAGTTGGCATCCAAGTTACTGTGCGAGCTTGAGTCCTTAAACGCACAGCTCCAGTTAGCCTTCCCGGAATGGCAGGTGCTACGCAAGAGGGCTATATCTAAAGTGAACAATAAGAAACTAGGACGTGTCAAGGGTGAGCCTTATGAGATATGGGATACTGTAAGCTTCAACCCAAGTAGTAACCCACACGTGGTATATAAGCTACAGCAAAAATATGGGTGGGAGCCATCAGTATTCACAGACAAAGGTAACCCTCAGATGGACGATGATATTCTTATAGACCTAGAGAACATGGGCACTATGCCTGAGGTTACCCTCATCCGTCAGTACCGCACAGCCCGAAAGATACTTGGATACATAAGTGCTGGTGATAACAGTTGGCTGAACCACGTTGGACCCGATGGTAGGATCCATGGCAACGTGCAGGGCTGTGGTGCTGGCACTAGACGTATGACACACAACAACCCTAACCTAGGCCAAGTCCCGAGTAACAGAGCATACCTAGGTAAGGAATGTAGGTCGTTGTTTGGACCACCCCCTGGATACGTGATGTTCGGGGTGGACGCTGACCAGCTTGAACTTAGAACACTAAGCCACTACCTGTATCCATTTGATGGTGGTGCTTATGCTGAAGCCGCAGTCAATGGATCCAAGGAGGACCAGACTGATATTCACTGGCGTAATGCTAAGGCTATCGGGGTTGACAGGGACTCAGGTAAGACTATATTTTATGCTTATGTCTATGGTAGTGGCGTTGGTGGTCTTGGTAAGGCTGTGACCAAGAGCTGGGACCAAGACCTTAACCACAAGGTTGGCACCCGTATCAAGCGTAACCTTGAGCGTGGACTACCGGCTCTTGTTGAGCTGAAGGATACACTGTTGAGTACAGCTAAGAAGCGTGGGTATTTATACGACCTAGATGGGCAGATGTTCCGCCTTAGGAGTAACCACAGTGCACTCAATGAGCTGAACCAGAGAGCAGGAGCTATTCTGATGAAGCGGGCTGAGGTTTGGCTTGACCAGCAGGCCAGAGCCTTAGGCCTAGACTTCCTATGGCTCCTACATATACACGACGAGTGGCAGTTCGCTGTAAGGGAGAAGGATGTACCGGTGTTTAAACAGTTGGTAACACAGGCCTTTGAATATACCACTAGCTACTACAAAATGAAATGCCCTATCACTGGCAAAGGAGGCCAAGGTAATGACTGGAGTGAAACCCACTGAGCTATTGTTAATTGATGGTGATACTTTGGTGTATCGCTACGCCTTAATGAACCAAGGTAACCTTGATGTTGCCTTTCCCCCTCTGGAATACGAGGGGGAACTCGTTACAGTAGATCCGCTGGAGGCAGCACAGCTGGCCTTCCAGCAGAAACTCCAGTTCCTCCTTGAGGACACTGGGGTTCCTGACTTAAGAATAGCCTTGGCTAAACCCGGGTCCCTATGCTTCAGGTATGAGTTCTTCCCTAAGTATAAAGCCCACAGGGGCACACCACCTGACATCATAGGACAGATGCGGAGCTGGGTTCGTGAGGTGTACGCCGACAAGCTATTACCCTACGTGGACCACGCTGAGGCCGATGATATACTTGGTCTTAACCATAGACCAGACGGTACAACCTGCATAGTCTCCATTGACAAGGACTTCTATACACTGCCTGGGTGGAATTACCACCCGTTCACTGGTGCTCTGCGGTGGATTAGCCCAGCTATGGCTAAGGCTACCTTCTGGTACCAAGTGTTAGTTGGTGATTCAGCAGATGGGTTCCCTGGGTGCCGTGGTATCGGCAAGGTAAAAGCTGAGAGGATTATCCTTAAGGCTATAGCTGAGGGAGCTGACCTCAGGGATGTTGTACTAAAGACGTATGAATCACAGGGACATGTGAATGCACTACGTGACTGTGAGATAACCAGGTGTCTTGTGAATGTCAGTGGTACTATGGATACACCACAGTAGATCTAAGGGAAAAAATATGAATCAACCGTGTAGCCACAGTAGCTTGTTACACGGATAGTCAACTAAGGAGAAAAAAAATGAGCGAAACACCGAGAACCGACGAACATCTGCGCAGGAAAGAAGAAAACGGCCATGTTGCGGTAGTGAGCAGAGAATTTGCCCGCCAGCTCGAAACAGAGCTTGCCGCCGCTATTGCAGAATTAAGGGAGCTAAGGAAAAAAGAAAATGAAAAAGGAGAAAGAAAATGAGAAAAGGAAAACTAAACAAAGCAATCCAAGAAGCACGCCGGTTTATCAAGCGGGCTGAAATAGCGGTTGATGAGATCGTTGCATTTCAAAAAGACCGGAACGTGAAATGGGAGCCTTGCCCCTCAAGAAAATTCTCAGCCACAAAACGTGCAAGCCTTGATTTATCGGCTGTATTAGTGGAGTTGAGAAAAGGAGGATAAACAATGAAATACAGAAAAAAAAACCAATTGTGATTGAAGCCTTTAGAATGGGAATGGACCCAAGACCTGATTGGTTCCAGAGCGAAGTGACAAAAAACAGGATTATTACACACCCGACCAATGACGAGATAAACGACGGCAACCCGTGGAATCACAAGAAAACTTGTTGCATAATTAAGACGCTTGAAGGGAAAATGCGCGGGGATTATGGCGATTACATTATCAGGGGCGTTCAGGGTGAAATATATCCTTGTAAGCCGGACATTTTTGAGGCCACCTACGAAGTGGTAGAAAGGGACGAGTGATTATGAAATACCCGAAACAACCTAACGAAAAGGAGAAAGAAAACAATGAAATATATCACAGCGGGTTACACCATAATGGACACTTTAGATGAGCAGGCGATGCTCAAGAAGATCGAGAGGTGTGGCCGCATAGCTTACCAGAGTCAGGATAAGACTACTGAGAATAGCTGTGTGGCTTTCGTAAAGAATCTTATTAAGAGGGAACATGAGAGTGTGCTTGAGCACGTGGGGTTCACAGTGGTCTTCACTGTTGACCGTGGACTATCCCACGAGATAGTTCGCCACCGCCTCGCAAGCTATACCCAGAGTTCCACCCGTTACTACAGATTCAAAGGTGATGTTACCTTTGTCATACCACAAGCTGATGGCGTAGGGTACAATGTGGACACATGGCACAAGGCCTGTGGTGATGCCGAGAAGGCTTACTTCAAGCTCCTTGAGACACAGACACCGGAGATAGCCCGCAATGTATTGCCCATGAGTACTGCCACAGAGTTGGCCATGACAGCTAACATCCGGGAATGGAGGCATTTCTTCAGGCTACGTGCTGCACCAACAGCCCACCCCCAGCTTAGGACACTTGTTAATAAACTGTTGGTTGAGCTTAAGACAAAACTACCTACATTATTTGGAGACTTATGATGTACTTAAAGAAATTACGGAAGACTGAGTTA